CACACAGGAGACTATTTGGAATGATTCACGATTTTAATTATGTTATGGGAATGGTTCGTGATCTTCGTGCTACAAGCAGCACTAAAGATAAGGAAGGAATTATTTTGGATTATTGCGGACATAATAGTGCCGCAGCATCTTTCACTAAAAATATTTTACTTTATACTTATCATCCATTGTGGCAATATAATGTCACTAGTGATAATCTCAAGAAGAAGAATCATCTTGTAGCAAGAAAGAACGAATACAAAAATTTCTTTGATTTGCTTGACGCTCTAAAGAGTCGCAAAATTACTGGACATGATGCTATCTCTGCTGTGAATAGTTTTATTGAGCATTATTCTGAATACGAGGAACTTATCCATTGTATTATTGACAAGGATTTGAAAACTCGTGCTGGTGATAAGATTATCAATAAGGCTATTCCTGACCATATTCCAGAGTTTAGTGTTGCTCTGGCAGATAAATATGAGCCTAAACTGGTAGATTGGAAGGATGGATGGTATGTTAGCCGAAAAATTGACGGTGCTAGATGTATTGGGATTGTTGATAGTAATGGTGATACTACCTTCTATTCCCGCACAGGAAAGGAATTTGATACTCTTGGCATCGTTAGGGATGGCATTAAGGCTCTTAACATTACTAATGTAGTATTTGATGGAGAACTTTGTCTGGTAGATGATGATGGTAATGAGGATTTTCAGGGAGTTATGAAACAACTCAAGAAGAAAGATCATACTATTCCTAATCCATCTTTTAAGATTTTTGATATGATTACTCACGATGAATTTTATAGCAAGAAGGGCGAGAAGAATCGTCCATATTCTATTCGCTATAATAATCTACGAGAAGTAATGAGAGACAATACTTGTGCTTGTCTTAGTGTGCTTGGTCAAGAACTTATTAAAGACGATGAGCATTTTGCGGAATGGACAAAACGAGGCAATGATTATGGCTGGGAAGGAGTAATGCTACGAGCAGACGAACCATATAAAGGTAAGCGTAGCAAAGACCTACTCAAAGTTAAAAAGTTTTTTGATGACGAATATGAAGTAATCGACACAGAAATGGGGCCATTTCGTTATGTAAAGAATGGGGCTGAATGTGAAGAAACTATGTTGAGTTGTGTTACTATCAAGCATAAAGATCATCTTGTGCGAGTTGGTAGTGGATTTACTATTGAGCAGCGTCAAGAATTTTATCAGAATCCTAAAAAGATTCTTGGAAAGATTATTACGGTTCAGTATTTTAGTGAGAGCGAAAACCAAGATGGTGGCATCAGTCTACGATTCCCCACATTTAAAATCCTACACGGTGCTGCGAGAACCGTTTAAAGAAACGAGTCTTGACAAGCCGATACCAGTAGTGTAGAATCACAGCATACCCATTGGAGAAAACCATGATTGTTGAGAACACAGTGATTCCGGTTCAGAATACAACTCTTGATAAGACTAAGGCCGATACTTTCTTTGCTACTTTTCCTAGAGATAAGGTTGTAGCATATAAGGAATATTGGGAGAGTGTGCGTCCACAAAATGTTGAGGATATTTTTCGACGCTATCTCTTTGCATATTGCAGCGTCCATACTACATGGAAGGGAAACTGTGCTGGATATAATGCTATCAAGAATTTTAGCGAGTGGGTTGATGACGAGAATGTTCTGAGAGAAAAACTCCATAAGAGTGGAGTTGGTCTACATAATAATCGCACAAAGTATATTTGGGATTTTGCTACTAAGTTTTGGGCCAATCCTAAAGACTTTTATTTTACTACTAAAAAGGGTCATGTTAAGAAGCGTGATTCTATTGTGAATAAAATTAATGGTATTGGATTGGCTAAGGTTAGTTTTGCTCTTGAAATGATCCATCCTAATGAAGCAAGAGTATTGTGTGGAGATGTTCATCAACTTCGCCTTTACGATATGGAGCATCTTAAATATAATAAGAGTAAGAATGGGACTGATACTTATAAAAAGATGGAGCGTCATTGGATGGTGAACTGTGGTAAGCACAAGGTTCCATCTTATATTGCACGATCCATTTATTGGGATGATCTGCAAAATAAGGAAGATAGTCGATACTGGAGTTTTGTTTTAGAGTCTACCTAATAGAGAATAATACATATGGATTTATGGTCATATTTAGAATATCATATTAAAAACTATAAAGTAATAAAATACCTAGAAATAGGCACAAGAGAAGGAGACTCCTTAAAAAGAGTTATTGTCAATAATCCTTATCTTATAGATATTGTTGTGTCTGATATGTGGGGGGATCATTATGGTGGTACTTCCAGAGGTTCTCATAGTCATATATCTGATTTATTGTCTGAAATAAATTATAATAATTCAATTACTTTTTTAGATGGTGATAGTAAAAAAACTATTCCAACCCTCTTAGATAAGTATATAAATAGTTTTGATTTAATTTTAGTAGATGGGGATCATTCTTATCATGGTGGTATGACCGATCTTATTAATGTTTTTCCTTTATGTAAATCTAATGGATTTATATTATTTCATGATATTTATCATGTTAAACACAAATATTTAGATAAATGTTTTGATGAATTTACTAATAAATATCAAGACCAAATTCAAAATATCATAAAAATGACAGAACCTTGGGGAACTGGAATTATAGTTAAAAAATGACACAAAATAATAATCCGAATGGAAAAGGGTCTAAACGTAGACCAAAAACTGTAGATCAAAAAACTTGGGATAAAAATTGGGATAGAATCTTTAAGAAGAAAAAGAAAAAGTGTAATTAATATTGTCTCTCAATAATATACAGGAGGCTACTTATGATAATGAAGAATTATGTGGCAGATGAGTTGGCTAATAAGGTTTATCATCTAACAGTCGCATTAAAACAGGCCAACGAAATTATTGAGAAGTTAGATGAACAAAATGAAAATCTCAAAGTAATTCTATCTAATCTTGGCGTAGAAACCGAAGAAAATAATCATCAGGAATTTTATCTCGTATGAATAGTTTAACAAGATCATATTCTGATAGAATGTTTTTTGGTGTTTGTGGAGGACTAGGAGAATATCTAGGAATAGATTCTAGAATCATTAGAATACTAGCAGTATTTGGTACTCTGGCTAGTTTTAGTGCTATATTCTGGATTTATCTACTTTTAGCAATCGCACTACCCAACGAAAAATAATTCAAGGTCTGGCTGTTGACAAGCCGATAACCTATGGTAGAATGAGGATACAACACGGGAATGAATCAGTCGCGTGACTGAAACCGTGAAGTAAGTTTGGATTTTTTTGGAGGTTGATTATGGCAGATGTTACTACGGTTGAAAAGCAGAAGCGTGTTCGTTGCAGTGATGAGCAGTTTCTTGAGGCAGTTTTTTCGTCCAAGACTTATGCGGAAATTGCCGCTAAGACTGGTCAAAAGATTGCTAGTACGATGGCTCGTTATGCTCGTACAAAGGCTAGTCTGGCTAAGAAGGGTGTTGAACTTCCATCTATGGAACGTGCCAAGCCTACTAAGACGGTTGATAATGTTGAGGCTATGGCAGACATTGTACGTCGCCTCAAGGCTCATACAAACGGTTGATTTAAACCATAAGACACTGACTACAATGATCTAAACCAGAGGCTCACAATTAATCAACCTCTAATTTGGTCTTGTGGTCAGTGTTATTTTGGGAGTGTAGTCCAATGGCAGAGACAACGGACTTAAAATCCGTACAGTGTGGGTTCGACTCCCACCACTCCTATCTTAAATAAAGGAATAAAAATGGATCATCATGCTAACCCTCTTGATTATATCCTAAAGTGTGCTGAACAAGGATTGGTTCCTAAATTGTTTAGTGTGCAAAATGCTAAGGATGAACTTAAAAAATTAAGAGAAGAATATAATTATTATAAGAATTTACAAGCGGTAGCATGGGGTAAAATTAATAGTCATGGTCAATTATATGATCTAAGAACTCAAGACAATCCTTATATTAATGATGAGATTGTTGTTACACTCTATTCTAATAAGGCAGAGTTTAAGGATTTCTACGCTAAATTTAGGAAAAATAATGTCAACTTATTCTAATAGATTTTTTAGAGGATGGTGTTCTAATGAGGGCAATCCACGTTCTCACATTCTTCATTATCATATATCTACTATTAGGGATTTGCCTGATTACGAAGGCGGTCTTATACCAGAAGAAGTAAAATCTCTTGAAGAATATTTTAATCTGGATGAAGAAGCAGAGGGTGAACCTTACTATGCTGTTTATGCCACATTTAGATTTGATATTAAAAGAGGGCCAATTAAAATCTTTGAGGGTGATGATTTAAAAACTGCTATTTTTATTGTGGAAAATCTAAGTGGTAATAAGGTACAAGAAAATGATCTGCACCGATTTTAAGATTGATTATAGTGGATGGTTTGAAGAAGGTGGATATTGTCAGATTTATCCTATTTATGGTCATAAGGGATTAGGCTTTAAAGAATTCCATACCAAAAAAAAAGCAGAATACGCACACAAAATCCAGCGAAGATTAAGTAAATTCGATCTTGCACCAAAAGTCTACGGCAATCTTTGTAAACTAGAATTTCAGCCAGAAGAAGATTCCTACCAACCAGACCCTAGTGATTGGGGATATATCACAGAATTAGCCACAGTTTATAATCCTAATACTGTTGTTAGCATGAGACACATTCAAAATCTTGTGACTAAAATTCATGAAAAAACCAAATTAAAATTTTGGGATTGTCATTGGAGTAATGTTGGCGTAATACAAAGAAAAGGTCGTAATAAAGTTGTTTGTATTGATACAGGAAAAGAAAGTTTTGATGGTTGTGCTAATGCTTGGGGATTTGCCGATCCTGGCCCAAAATGCTCTTATTGTTTAAGATACCAATGTAGATGTAGTGAGTATTAAATGCCTTATATTAATGAAAAAGAACGAGAAGAATTAGATGATGCTATTGATAATTTAATTCTGGCTATTCGTAACGATTTTATAGAACATAAAAGTTTAAAAGATTGTTTGGGTAGAATAAATTACTGTTTTTCTCGCGTAATTTGTGGCGTTATGGGCGATACTAGTTATCCTAAGATTGCTATGATTACTGGTGTATTAGAGAATATTAAGCAAGAATTTTATCGCCGCGTTGCCTCACCCTATGAAGATAAAAAGATTTTGGAAAACGGGGATATAAAAGAATATAAAAGGAGTTTCTAATGTCACGCGATTTTGATAACAATATGAAGAAAATTATTGATAGTAATAAAGAACTTCATAAAGATACTGATAAATTTCAAAAAGAATTAGCAGACATAAAGAAACTTGTAAAGAGCCTAGATTCTAAATTAACATCCTTAGAAGAAAAAGTAGATCAAATATTTGAAATATTAAATACTTTTAGTGTGATGATGTACGAAGAAGAAGATTTAGATGGCGACGAGTCTGTTGAAAATGAAGATTGGACTCCATACAATGATGATAATTGGGAAGATAATACTGATGACGATAATGATACTGACTCTTATTATCCCGATAATTTTAGTGATAACTAATGGCTAGTTTAGCATTATTAGTAACTATCATAATTTTATTCACACTATTAGTAGGCCCAATAACATATCTTTTAGCAAAAATTGGATTTCCATCAATTATTATATACATATTAAGTTTAATTAGTATTCTTATTGGTATAAATTTTTGTTTAATAGCAACTCCAGTTTGGTATCTTGGATTGCTACCAATTTATTGCGGCTATATTAGTATTCGACTTGCCAATAAAAAATAAATTGAAGGTTGACAAGCAGGATTGCCGATGGTATACTTGGACTATCACAGGAACGATTGAAACACTTTTGGAGAACAGGAAATGAAGTTGGCAGATAGGACGATTGAAGTTCACAGTGCTGGTGTTAGAAGTGCATCACAGTTTAATATTGCACAGACCAGTAAAATGTTTAAAATTCTTTCGGATTCTCTGTATTCCGATAAGGTGATGGCAGTTATTCGTGAACTGTCCACAAACGCTAATGATAGTCATATTGCATCTGGTAATCCTAATCCTTTTAGGGTTAAGTTGCCTAGTGCTGGTGATCCTAATTTTAGTGTGAGAGATTTTGGTACTGGTCTTAGTCAGACCGATATGGAGAATCTTTATACCACTTATGGTGCAAGCAATAAGAATGATAGTAATGATTTTGTGGGCTGTCTTGGTCTAGGGTCTAAGAGTCCGTTTGCTTATACCAAGAGTTTTACCACAACCTCTTATTATAATGGTAAGCAGTATACTTATATTGCTGCTATGGATGATAGTGGTGTGCCAACCCTTAATTTGCTCCATACTATTGATACTGATGAACCTAATGGTCTGGAAATTAGTTTTGCTGTTAAGCAACACGATTTTCATGAGTTTAGTCAGAAGGCTATTCGTATTTTCCACTACTTTAAGAATAAGCCTATTATTTCTGGTGGAATTGGTACAGATTTCTCCAAGGAATATAGCAATCGTAATATTGTGATTGACGGTGATGGCTGGAGAGTTTGCAGAGTTAATAACAATCTGTTTCCCACCCAATATCATCGTATTGATAGTGGTGTTGTTGCTATCATGGGTAATATTGCTTATCCGGTAGTTACCTCTCATCTTATTGGTGAAGATAAGC